ACGTAGATACCTTTTTTCACCGCTAGGAGTTGTATAGTATTCTTTTACTTTAGCGTTTCTATCATCAAGTTCATCGGTTTTAAATTTGTTTTTTAAACCTTGTTGATAAATAGCATCATTATCTATTGCTGTAAATTCGTCTGATTTTAAATATTTATTTAATTCAACTGCTTCTTGCTGAACTTTAGGATTTTCTTGAAACTCTTTTCTTGTTAAAGAAAAAACACCTGGCCCTGAACCAGCATTAAAACCAAGTTCATTAGCATAAGATCTACTAATTTTTATAGTTTCATTAAGCTCTTCCTCTTCTTTTTTCTTGTCTTCAACGGCTTGCTCTTGCTCTTTTTTCCAAGCAGATAAGGTTTCAGAAAGTTGTGGTTCTACTATACCAGCATCCAGCAACTCTTGTTCTTTCTCTTGTAACGTCATTCAATTTAATTTTGAGTTTGTTCAGCTGCTTCTTTTACGTCTTCTGTTTCTAATTCAAATGGAGCTGCGTCTGCAGAAACACTAGGTATTTGATTAGTTGTAAATTGTTTTAAATAATTATTCATAAAGTATTCTTTATACTTAGACATAAATAATTCTTTTTTATCTTGCATTAATGGTAAATCTTTTTCATATGACCATGCTACAAAACCTGCATTAGCGTTTTGTGCCATTTGATCATCTTCTTCTACACTTGTCCCAGCACCTATAAACACGTTCCATGCTGCAAGTACTGATTGTTCTGAACTTAGTAAACCAGCTACTTCAGCATTTATAAAAGGAGTTACTTTTCTTTCAATTTTATCAAGATCATATCTTAATATATTTCTAGCCATACCATCTCCTATTTCAACTACTTCATATATATATTGACCTTGTTTATCTTTTAATACAAACTCTTCAGCTATTTTAGCTCCAGGCATTAATTCACCTGTTTCAGGATTAGTTGAATTACCAGCCATAACACCAACTTCACCTAATAATCTAAGCATGTCTTTGTTTATATCTGGAGTTTCTGCAACTATATCTGTACCTGATTCTAATAAAGCATCTAACGCGTCGTTATTGATAATAAATGGCTGCTCAAGCATTGGCCCTTCAAATACCATTGATTGACTACCATCTGCGTTTAAATATAAAGATATATTATAACCATCGCTTTTAGCAAACGTAGGTTTACCTGTTAATATAGCATATGCAACAGCATATTTATAATCTTGATTAACATCGTAATATGCATCTTCTGTAATACTTAATTGAGATCCTACGTTAGTAATAAAATCCATAGATTTTTGTGGAGCTTCCATTAAGTATTTTAATTGTTGATTTTCAGTGTAGCAAGTAGGATCAACACAAGTATTGTTTTGTATAGCAGTTTTTAGTTTAGCATACATTTTACCCGTGCCTTCATAAGCATTGTCTAATATTTTAAAATTATAATCAGCGTGACTAGCAACATATTGCTTATTATAACCAAGTGCATTACTCTTGTTTAATTGCTTTATAAACAGATTAATTTTTATGTTTTTATCTTCCATTATAATTTATTTATTAATCTCCACCCCAATCAGCACCACCTAATATACTAGCAGCGCCGCCAATAGCTCCAGTTATTGCAGCTGTTTGATCAGCTCTTGCTTGAGCTGCAGCACCTCGTAAAGCGCCAATTTGATTAGATAATCTATTAAGTTGCTGCATTTCTCTTTGTTCTGTTTGAGTAAATACAAATTGTTCACCTGCTACTTCAGCTTGTTGTATTCTTTGAGCTTCAGCCATTCTTTGTCTTTGTAGCGTAGCCTCACCCGCTAACCTTTGTTTTTCATTAGCAACTTCTTGTTGTTCTATATTTGCAGCAATATTCTTTTTACTTTGTAAAGCGGCTTGAGCTAAAGCTGTAGCACCGCCAGCGCTACCACCTGTTGCTCTAATAGTATCTAAAGTATTAGCAAGCGCAATATCAGTTTGTTCCATTTGCATTTCAGTTGCTTGTGTAGCTACTGATAAATTAGCAAAAGGATTAGACAGCATAGAGCTTAAATCAGTTATATTTTCGTAAGGATTTATTATTTCTTGTCTATTAGCTTCCAAATTATTTAATTTAGCTTCTAATGCTCTAGCTTGGTTTTCTCTACGTCTAGCTTCACGTTTAGCTCTACTAGCTCCGAAAATACCACCTACGATGCTTACCGCACCTCCTATTATTGCTCCTGCTGGCATTCTGTTAAATTTTTATTATTAATATCCATTACTTGAATCAAATTTTGCTCCTACTGAAAATAATACTTTAGCTCCACCTACATCTGTTACATTATCAGTAGCAAATGTAGCTGTAGCATAATATCCTTTTATACCGCTTATAGCGTCTCCAAATATTATTTCTCCATTAGTTGGAGTTGAGTTGTTTATCACGTTTGATACGTAACAATTTTCTTTTCTATTAAATCCTGCATAATATCTTGGTACAGGCGGATTTACTGTGCCAAAACCTGTTGGTGGTGCTGCAGCGTAATTTGCTCTTGATATAGCATTTCCATTTGAATCATATGCGTATTCACCTCCATAATAACTTAATACCGATGTAATTGTATCGTTATTATTTTCATAAGATGTTGTTGAAGGATTTACATCTTTACCTGTTGCTGTAGATATAAGAGATCTTACTTCCCAACCATTACTACCTTCATAACTTACAGTGCTAAATGTTTTAGCTCTAACTGGTTCGGGATTAAATACAACTGTTATAGTACTTTGATAATCTACACCATAAAAATTACCTCTATTTACAGTTGAATCATAATGTCTGTATAAACCTTGACTGTTTGTGCTATAAAAATTATTTCTTATACTAAAAATTTGATCTGGTCTATAATCAAATAAACTAGTCCAACCTTGTACACCTTCATCAAAAGCAACTGTATTGTAAGCTGGCGAAGATTTATATAAATCATCTTGCTGAGTAGAAAGAACATATTGATCATTATATATATCCCAACCACCTATTGCAAATCCTTTACTACCACCAGCATCTAAATTATTTAATTCATCTCTATAAAAATCTCTCATACCTAGTTGAGATATTTCTACAATACTAGATCCTCTCAACGATAATACTACGTTATTATTTTTATCTGTAAAATATTTATTATTTGCGTATACAGCAAAACTTTCTGGATTTTTACTAATACCGTATTTTCCTGGTATTGGTTGTATTACACCTATAACTAAATTACTAGAAGTAACAGCTGGATTACCTTCAGCTGTAAAAATTGCAGCTTTATCAATTAGAGCTCTACTAACTTTGTTTTCTTGAAATACAAATAAATTAGTATCTTCCGCGTAAAGTTTTTGTATACTTCCATTAGCTGGATCTGTTGCTTTTTCAATATCATCTGCTGTTGAAAATACATTTGTTTCATTTATACCAGTTCTAGAATTAAATACACCTGAATATATTAATGCATTAAATCTAGTGTATGCAGCTGGTTCAGCTTCTACTAAATAAGCTTTAGCACCATAATCTAATGAAGTATTATTAAAACCACCTCTTATTCTAGCTTCTTCAACTATATAAGCATTTGTAGCTGAAGCTCCTGTAACTTGAGGATAACCACCATTAATAGTAGAAGTACCCGACGTTTGTGGTATACCATAAGAACCATTCCATATTGGATCGTTACCTGAGTTTATCTTCTTTAAAATAAAAGAGTTAAAATATTTTACTTCTATAGTTGCGCCCATATTTTATAGTTACATGTTTTATATTATTTCTACTGCATAAGCAGAGATGTCTTCAGCTACAAAAGTTTCAAGACCAGATCCAGCACCGCAATCATTGCCAGCAAAAGGTGGTTGAGCTAAGTATAAAGCTTGAGCAGCAGCAAAGCTTACAGCTGAAAAATAGAAAACTCCACCTTGACCACCGCCACTAGCTGGATTTGCGTTTGTTCTGTCTATTGTTAAAGTTGCATTATCACCACTTGTTCCGTTAGCTAACTGTAAAGTAGCGTCATCAGGATTAGTACAAGGTATAGCTGCATAATAATAGTATCCATTTTCAGCAGCAACTGGTGATCCTGATATTTGAAATCTTGAAACTGATTGCTCATTACAATTATCTGGACTATCACAGAAATAAATTGTTTTTTCATAGCTAACAACTTTATCAGCTCTATTTAAATCTACAGCATAATTTGAAACAATAGTTTCGCCAGCATCTTCAAAAGAAAGAGTTAAAACATAGTCTGCAACTTGTATTGTTGGGCTTGCTATAAAAAATTGTGATTGAAGTTCGGTAGCAACAACTGAATTACTTAAAGTAAAGTAATCACTTATGCTTTCTTCACTGCCTATAGCAGCTCCATTTTTAGTTAAGTTTGTTATACTGACATCATAATCTTGAGTTCTTAGAGTTGTATTAGCTGCTCCATTATGTGATAATATAGTAGTCAATGCGCTTGTGTTTGTTCTATTTGTAGAAACTGGTGAAGTTCCTGGAGTAGTTATTTGTGGCTGAACATTTATAGGTCCAAAATTATTTCTATCTACTTCTACAACTGATTGAACTGAGTTAAACGTGGTAGTTACTCTAAATTTAAAATTAAATCTTCTAGCAGGATCAGGTGGATTTATAGGTGAACTAAAAAACACTGCGTTAAAATAGTTAGTAGTAGTTTGTATATTAAATGTAATAGTAGGATCTGTTAAAACTCCTGTTTGAACTAAATTAAAATAAGGCGATGTTCCTTGTACTGAGTTACCAGGATTGTTTCCATCTGTAACATCTATTAATTCTACATCTAATTGAGTTAATAAAGCATTTGTAGTGTCTAAAGGAACTCCAAACTGATCAACAACTTGAAAAGTGCTAGATAATATATTAGCTCCTGAAGCAGCGGCTTCTGTCCACCCAGATGTATTAAAACTACTTATATCAGCTCCACCTAAACTTTCAGATAATATTAAAGAATTTAAATCAGATATTAAACCAGCTGTTGTTGTTTCAAAATATATATCTAAATTAGAAACTGTAGGGGTTGTTTCATAAACGCTTAAGTATTGTATTCCTGGTAATTTTAAAGTTCCTAAATTAGGAGCTGTAAAGCCTGGGATAAACCTTAAAATATCATTTTGTTCTAATGTAGCTGTAAAAGCAGCACCTGTTATATCTATTAATTGAACAGGAGACGCGTTGTTATTAGTAAATACATCTTCTGGTATATTAGGACCTTCTACTTTCATACCAGGAACTAAAGTACCTTGTATATTTGTTATAGGTATTGCAGTTCCAGTAGTAGTTGCTGAAACAGTTGCTGAAGCAGGCGCGTAGTTAGTGTCTGCAACTTGACCTATTTGATTTTCAGTACTTATTCTTGCTATTAATGGATTTGATTCAAACAAATAAAACTGTGGAAAATAATTAGGTCTAGGTTTATCTAAAGGATTATATTCAAATAAATCTACCATAGTAGAAATAGTTGAAACAGTATCAGCTGTTCTTTCAGGATAATATTGAGTATTAGACAAACCTAAATTAGTAGCAGGTAAACCCCATGATAAATTACTATATGTTATAGCGGTTGCAGTGTTTTGTACTCTACCAAATAATCTTACAGAACTTCTATATTGTTTTTGATCAGGACCTACTTCATTTAAGTCTCTAGGTACTTTATTTATATTGTCATTAATTAAAACAACATGTGAAGTACTTGTAACTTCTTTTTTTGTATCTTCAGGATAAGCAGCCATAATACCCGGTAAATAAACATTATAATAATCTTGTTCTGTTTGTTTAACAACTATCTTATAACTATACCAACCAAGCGGATTATAGTCAGCGCTTGTAATATCTCCATTATAAATACCAGGCCAACCTGTTTGATTATTAGGCTGGGCCGGTGATATTGGATTATTAAATAACAACTTTAAAGAATTACCTGGAAAACTAACTTGATTAACACTTTCATCTATATATCCTGAATAAACAGTATCACCAATAAAATTAGAAGTTCCAACTGTTATAGTATCTTTATTATTTGAAAGTATAACAGATGATTGTCTACCAAATCTATCTGAAAGTACTATACCTACTTGATAATTTCTATTTTGCTTTAGAGATGAGTTAGGATATTCTACTAAACTAGTAGTATCGGTGTCAACACCAAGATCTTGAAAAGTTAACGTTTCACCTGTATTTAATCTAGCTACTGATCTATCTAGCTGAATATTAGGAGCAGAATAACTAGTTACAACTCCTATTAAAAAACCGTTATTATCACCACCTGTACTACCTAATTTCCAACCAAACACAGCGTCTCCAACAGTTATGCTTCCACTAGTTATAGTTACAGGTATGTTAGTTCCAGCAGCTATATTTGTAGCTCCAGCGTTTACAGTAGCTTTTCCATTTATAACTTTAAAATTAGATTTAGCACTAGACTGAACATTGTAATCTAATGAAACTGGAGGTGTATGTTTATTTTGAAAATTACCATATATAACTCTATTACCTGACATTTCCTGAGCAAGAGCTTTAACTGGAACTTTATCAAATACTCTTAAAAGTTCACTATCAGGTAAGGTTTTAAAAGGTTTTGTAGAGTTATATAAATATTCATACGTAGACGGATTTGTTGCATAAAAATATTGACTTGTTGAAAAAGTTACAGTTTGAGCCGTATCAACAACTAAAACTCCTGTAGTAGAATTATATGAAACAACTTTAGTACCATCCACTACTCCTCTACCATAAACTAAATCGCCGGCTTTAAAATTACCTACAACATTTGATATAACAATTGTAGTAGGATTAGTTAAAGAACTAAATTGACCTCTACCGCCTGAGTTATATATATCTTCTACAGGTATTGTGTCTATAACTCTTACAGCTAAACCATCTGATTCTTTATATAGTATTTGTAATTCCTTTATTTTAAGCTCGTTTTGTAAATTAAATTTTGTATATGGTAATGGAAATATTAGTTTTATTTCATCTACTTTATTTTCTACAAAATCTACAATAGTACTTCTATAAGCAGATGCTTGATCATCTTTGCTAAGTCTAGGAGATTCTTGTTCGGCATACATAAAGTATCCATCTTGTTTAGGTATAAAAGCAGCTTGAGTAAAAGGAGACATAATAGAGTATTCATTATCATCAAACCTCCATCTATAACTAAATCTTACAAATTTATCTTCTAAGTAAGCTGGATCACCAGCAAACAATGGATTATAATAAGGATTAGCATTAAATACAATTTCATCTCCTATAGCTCTACCATGTGCTCCACTAGTAGTTACAGTTGGCCAACCTCCAGCAACTGTAGTTCCTGTATCTATTATTTGCCCTGTGCTAGAATCAATATATCCAACACTCGCGCCAGAAACTGGAACAATACCTTTTGCTGTAGCAACATCTATTGTTATTTGATTAGCTGCTGGAATAGCACTAGCATCACCTGTTAATCCTATAGGTGTAGTTTTACTAGTAACATCTTTCATTGTTGTTTCATGAGTAGGCGTAGGATTCCAAGTTGTATTACCTCCTAATTCACTTCTTTGAAATAACTGTATTGGTTGGTAAGGATTATATTTAGCAACAGATATTTGATCTTCTTTTTGATAATATCTATTATCAGCAACAGCTCTTTCAATATTTATTTTTCTAGGTTGATTACGATTATCTGTCCAAAATAATAAATTTTCTACTAAATTAATACCATATATAGGATTTAATTGAGAAAAATTCAAAAAAGCAGACACAGCAAATAAACTTATAAATGTATCTGTTAAAGTATTATATTGAAAAACCCTATGATTTGATCCTGCACCAGAAGGAATAAAATTTTCTGTAGTATTATCAGTTGTAAATAAATATATAAAATTATTAGTATCATCAGTAATATAGCCAATACATTTGCTATTAGCTGGAAAAGTTAAACTAGTTAGTTTATTACCTAATACATTTTCTAATTCACCTACATCTGGTCCTTCTGATTTACTTACCTGTACATTTCTGGCATCTCTATACTCTCCGTTTGGTATTAAACGAGCATCTAGGTCTTTATTTAATTTACCTTTAACAAAGGTGTTAACAACTTTTGCCATTAAATTTTAGTGTTTTATCCATTTAGATTTACCACGCATAAGCTGTGTAAATTCTTGTAATTTTATATTAGATAATCTTATTTTAGCATTACGCAAAGCAGCGTATCTATCTTTTTTATATCTTTGAACTAAGCCTTCTGGTTGATTAGCTCTTGTTGACACTATATTATAAAGTATGCTTTTATACATTGCTTCTTCCGCCATTTTAGGTACTTTAGTATCTAAATCATAAGCAAGTCCATCAGAAATATATTCTAATACCACTAGCTTGTCTACTAGATTACTAGAAAAAGTAAACTTACCTTCTCTTTCATCAATACCAAACCATCCATTTACTTGAGATAATGTTGGGTCTAAACCATATAATCTACCCCAGTTCCATGGTCCATTTAAACTATATAAATCTGGATTAGCATATCCATAATAATCAAAATCACGATACCATTCACCATTAAGTAATTTAGTGTTAGCTTTTTTCCATCTTTCTTCTGTTATCGATGTACCTTCTAAGTTTTCACCAAAATTATCTTGAGTTGGTACAGAGTCGCTATCTTGTATAAAAGTATAATATGGATCAGTAGTTAAGTTATTAGCTGGATATAATGGTCTTTTTACACCTAGTTGATCTATATAGCAAAAACTTACGTAGTTTACATAGTCTTGTGGTATTATTAAAGACAGTGTAGATGGTACAGTTAATTCTGATGATTTAATACTTTTTAATGTATCATAACTAAATTCTTGCAAACTTCTTTTTGCAAAGAAAACAACATCAGATTTTTTGCATGTCTGTATAACTTTACCATCACCTACATAACCGACCATAAAGTTATTTATAATGTCGTTTAACTTCACATATTCGTATCCACCATAATTATTTTCTACAGCTTCACCATAAGCGTCATTGTTTCCATACTTACCTCCATCTAATTTTTTAAGTTGTACAACTATATAAGCATTTGCTCCTGGATTTCCAGTAATAGTTATAACATTATTGACAACCGTATAAGCCGCTGTATATTCAGTAAAACTTCCTGGAAAACCTGTAGTGCTAGTGTATAATTTAAAATTATTTAAAATATAATTTTCATCATTAGGATCCCAAGCATTAACGCTTTTAAAAACTAAATCAGTGTCAAATGTAGTTGTAAATGATTGACCAGCTGTATTGCCAGCATCACCTCTAAAGCCTTGAGCGCCTTGATAATATTGTGCGTTAGTTTCTGTTATTTTTGACATTATGATTTTTCGTTTTGTTCAACTTTAGCAGCATCTTGCATAGCTGTTTGAATTATTTCTTGATCTCTAATTATAACACCAGCATATTTTAATATATTAGTAATAATATTGGTTTGCTCAGATATATCTAATTGAAAATCTATAGAAGCTGTATTATTATATAAATACTGACCTAATGAACCAATAGTAAAAGCCCAATTAGGAGCGGTTGGATTTACTATACAGTTAGCAATTACTGAATCAGGTTTTGGAAATATTTTCATAAAAACTTGACGTGTAGTTGATGGAGCAATTGCAACATTAGTTATATATGCTAAAGGATATTGAGCTGTAGGTTCGGTTAGTTTTGATCTAGTAATTTCATTATAATCACTTCTGCTACTAACTTGTGTTATAGAATCGTAACGAGGACCGTTGCTTTGTGGATTAGTTGTATTATAAGTAGATATAACTTCACCTATATTATATAAAGGTCTTGATCCTCCATATATCCAACCATCATTAGCGGCATTATAAGTAAAGTTTGTTTCTTCTTCAAAAGGATACAGTTTGTAAGCATTGTTTTTAAACATATTAAAAAACTCTGTATCGTTTTGTATGTTTTGTTGATTAGGACGGTTTAATTGATTACCATTAGGAAAATATGATTCAAATATTTCTTCTTGCACCTGTGTAGCTAGACTATTAAACTCAGCAGGAGTTATATAACCTCTTTGTTCTTTGTTTAATATGTACAAGACTGTAGTGTATACTGTGTTTATATTTACCGCCATTATATTTTTTTATTATAATACAGAGGTGACATTATGTCACCCCTATATTATTATCACTTGTTAATTTAGTTTTTTATCTATAGATTTATAGATTTCAACACCTTCATCAGTTTTTAAGAAAGATGCAAACGCCGAGTATGGATTTTCATCAAACGGCACGTTCATTAACTTTCTATTATTTGAGCCCCAATAAAATGTTCTTTGGTCTTGAGATAAAATAACAATACCTGCTTCTTCAGCTCTAATAGCTAAATTTCTCAGCATTACATTTTCATCTTTAGCTAATTCAATAAATAACTTTGGATTTCTTTTAGCAAATAAAAGTAAATCTCTTTTTATTTCTTTAGAACTCATTAAACCAACTTTTGAACCTAATTCAACTCTCATTATTGCTTCTGCTTGATCAATATCAATTGTTCTAGCAGCATTTAAAGCGTCAATTTCCCACTCAATAGTTTCAAGTTCATCTTCTGCTTGTTTAATTGGTTTAAACTCAGTATACATTTTACCTTTTAAAGGGTGGTATAAACTTAATAGCTTTTGTAAAGCAATGTTTTTTGCTGGCACGTCAAGTCTACCATCTTTAAATACAATATGCCCAAGAGTTGCCTCTCCATTTTGCTCGTCTGCAAATGGTGAAGACATATTAGTAGCATATCTTATTTCTCTTTGTTTTTTTGTTTTTGGATCAAACCAAAGTAAAGCATGTTTTCTTGTATGCTTACCTGGTATTGTTAATGTTAAAGGTGTTTTATTTCCTTTTAATAGATATGTTCTATCTTTTACTTCCCATTCAGGTTTTACAACCTTAGGTGTTTCTTTTTTAGGTTCAGCAACAACTGCAACCTCTTCTTTTTTCTTTTTTGTCATGATATAATAAAATTAAATAGTTAAAAGGTATATGGGCGCCGAAGCGCCCTTACCTTTATAAAAATTACACTCCTTTGAATAATACAAAGTTGTTAGCAGCTTGTGTTACTAAACATCTTTCTGATAGGAAATTAATTTCCATAGCATCAAGAGTTGAAGTAAACGCACCACCCGCAGAACCAGTCACCCAAGACTTCATTCTTCTATCGTCAGCTTGAGAAGCTCTATATCTAACGTGTAAGAAAGGTCTTCTGATGTTAGTTCCTAAAACTTGATCGTAAACTGTAGAAGTTCCAGCTGGTATTAATACACCTTCAATTGAGTTGATACCTGTAATAGCACCTCTTGTAGAAGCGTCATTTAAGTATTTCCAATCGGTTTTGTAAAAATCATAAGAACCTCTTCTAAATCCTGAAAATCCTAAGTTAAGCGCCATTTCTTCTGAATTTTCAAATAATCCAAAAGCAACACCACCTGTGCTACCAGCAGAAATACTAGCTAGCATATCATCAAAATCTAGTGCAGTTTGTCTTTGTAAGAATAGCATGTTTTCTTCAATTGCTCCTTGAGTATCTAGGTTTCTAAGAATTTCATCAAAGTCTCCAATACCACTTGCAGCAGTAAATCCTACTTCAACATTACCTCTTCCTTCGATAGCAGCAAATAAACCTTCAGTGCCTGGTAGTTTATCAATTTGATAATCACCAGCACCTGCAGCAACGTTTAATTCACCTTCAATACATACCATTTCTAAATAATCTTCAAATCTTAGTCTAGTTTCAGACTCAGCTTTTAAATACCATAAGTATCCAGAAGCACCGTCTTCAGTAGCAACTTCAACCCAACCTATCTGCGCCATATCAGAACCATTTACTATATATTGATCTCTAATAATAACTGGTGAGTTAGAAAATTGTGTAAAAGAAGGATCAACAGAAACTCTTACTGAATCAGCAGTAGTTCCAGCAGTAGATCTTCCTTTGCTGTATGCAGAACCGTAAACAAATACTTTAAGACTTCCAGAATTAAAGTTGTTTGCAGCAGTATACTGAACACCGTCCCATGCTTGTACTGTAATGTTACCAACACCAGGTCCACCAGCTGTTACAGCAGTAACAATTGCTTTTCCTGAAGCACCAGTACCTGTATCTAATACAACTACAGTGTCATTTACAGAGATAACCATGTTTTGACCAGCTGTAGCACTTAATGTTAAAATAGTACCAGCACCGTTAGCAGTCATGTTATCGTATGAAATATGTAATCTATTTTGCTCAGACCAGATTACTTGGTCAGAGGTCATTGGCATTTCTGCACCAACCATTCTTAAAAATCCAGATAACGTTCTGTTTCCATAACGCTCTACTTCAGCTTCGTAGACCTCTGGTAAATACTGTTGGATAAAATCATTAGCACCTCCAGTGTTGAACTTTAAATAATTGCTATTTAAAAGCTCTTGCTTCTGAGATGGTAATATTGATCCAAACTGTGGACTTAATGTACCCATAATTAATAAATTTTAAATTAGTTAAACTTTTTTGTTTTAATTTTAAGTTTTGTAGAGTCTGCACCACTAATCGATTTTACTTTAAAGCCACCAACGAAAACTTCACCTGTATTACCTTGTCTAGCTTTTACATCAGAAAGGTTTTTAGATTTGTTAACTACATCCTTAACGGCGTCAGCTTTGCCTTGTTCATAAAAATGAGTAGCGATCTTATCTACGTTTTCAGCAGCATACATTGCTTTATGATAACCAGCCGGGTCTACTACACTACCATCTGCATCTAGGAACTTCCCTATCAGATTGTTAATGTTTGATTGGTTTTCTGCAACTGCATCACGATTTTGTATGTTATACTTATACTTTTTGCCTCCAACTTCAAAATCAAAACCTTTGAATTGATCGCTGAAAAGCTGTTTAGTACTTTGTTTAAACTGCGTGTGTAGTTGCTCAGCCTGTTCTTGCTGTTTATTGTAACGATTAAAAAAGTCTATTGCTTTTTGTTGCTCTTGAGTTACACCAGGACGTAATTTAATTTCGTCATAGTATTTATTTTTCAAGTTGTCTAGATATGTTCTAGCTTTAGCAACTTCTTCTTTAAATGCTAACTTTTTCTTTCGTATATCTTTTTCCTCATCAATATCTGAATCCCATGTAAAATCTTCTAAAATAAGATCTACATCTTCAGCATCTAAATGAGGTTTATTTTTTTTATAATATTCTTTTAACAATGCTTTTTCATCAACGTTACTGTAATCTGCATTTAATCTAACATAGTCTTCTACAGTACCACCTGTTTCTTTCATAAAGCTAACAAGCTTTTCTACATTTTCAGGTAAATCTACAGCTGGTTGTTCAACTGGTTTTACTTCTGGTTGTTTTACTTCTTGCTTAACTTCTTCTTCAGTTACTTCTTGGATCGGAGAAAACCCTTCAGTAGTCTCGTTGGACTCTTGTACAGGTTCTCCCACCTCTGTGCTATCTCCGGATGGTTTTTCCACAGATACCTCCTCTGTTTCTCCGATTTGAATGGCATTGTCTTCTTTTTTAATTTCTACTTTTTTAACATCAGGCTCAACTTCTACTAAAGGTTCTTTAATATTTACCTTTTGTATTTCTTGTTCTTTATTACCTAATTGTTTTGGTTTTCTAGGTTTTGATTTACCTTTTAAAGTAAATTCACCTTCTTGCTTAACCTCTACGGCTGCTTGTTTTTCTGACATAATATAATATAATTAAATAGTTAATACTACATGAAAGGCGACATGTCTAGTCCTGATTCAGCTTCAAAATTTATAGCTGGGCTATCAGTTTGTCTCTGCTGTATCATTTTACTCTGTTGAGTTCCTTCCATTTTTATTCTTTTATCTTTACGATCTTCTATTTCTTTTTCTTTTTGTTGTTGTTGTTGAACTTCTAATTGTTTAAGTTCCATATCGTTTTTATGTTGCTGCATCATTTTCTGTTGATCTAACTGTGCCTGCAGCTGCATACGATCTTTTTCAAACTCACTTTTAGCTTTTTCATATTCTACATTAGCACCAGATATAGCTTGTTGTTTTTGTACTTCTGCCATAGCTGTTTTTTCTGCAGCTTGTGATTGAGCTTCGCTTTGAGCTTTAATATTAGCTTGTTGCGCTAATTGATCTTGTTTAGCTTTTTGTTTACGTTTTACTTTTAACATTTGATTAGCTAGTTTAAGATTTTTAATTTGTCTTAAATCAATAGCATCTTCAACATCAATGTTTTTAGCTTGTAAAGCTATTTGTATATTAGCTTCTAGTTGTTGTTTTTCTTCTTCATCTGGTTCTAATTCTAAGAAAATACCAAAGTCATGTAAGTTTAAATTAACAACTTCATCTAATGTTTTAATATTATATGTTGATATAGAGTTCTGAAGTGACGCTCTAGTTAATGGAAACTCTAAAGCATCAGCTACTTTTAAGCTAATATTTTCTGCTAATTTAAGCGTTAAAAATAAGCTAGACTGCACAATATGTCTAGTTGCTACATTTGATGCATTAGCGGCTAGTTTCTGTAGTCCTACAAGCGTGTTACGGTCTGGTAAACTACCATCTCTAGCTTCATTTAGTCCCGTCACGTCTCTTATCATCTGTAAATAGTATTGATAAGTTTGTATAAGACTTTGTATCTTACCTGCACCTGTACCAGAATTAAGTTCTTGTATTGGAACTTTACCTGGATTCATATCGCCTTCTTGCGTTAAGCTTCTACCAACAATACTACCAGTTTGGAAATACATATTTAACGCTTCTGCTGGATTATAATTAGTACCATTTCCTAAATCAACCTCAGCAAGTCCGTCCATATCTAAATAAACGCCATCTGGTACCATGCGAGATATAACTTGTTGTAGTTTTAAATGTGTAATTTGAATCATATCAGCAAAACCAGTACATTTACTAACTAGTGATTCTATTCTACCTTTATAAATTCTAGGCGCGCATATAGCATAATTCATTTTAACTTTAGTGGTATCAGCATAAGGTCTTGACATATTTTCAGCAAGCTCCCATTTAAGCATTGTATCAGTACCTAAAACTTTAGCACCACTATATAATACTTCAATTGATCTTGATACTTTTTCAAACATATCATTTTCTGGTGGATTAAATGTATCTGGCTTTTCAATAGCTTTCATTAATCCTTGATCTGTTTGTTTTATTTTAAATACTTGGTTATGATATGTTTTATAATCAAAATATAAAACTTGAACTGTATTAGAATCATAATCACCCCAACCAGTAATATAAGATTTATTACCTGGCATTGCTTGTATTCTTTTTAATTCTTCTTCAGATATATTAGGAAACTCTTTTTTAAGCTCTGATATTGTAATAGCTTTTAATTCACCTACATAATATATATTTTCAAAATTTGGATCTTCTGTATAAGAATAAACCATGTATGCTGGATCAACATAATCAACTGTTACACCTTCAGCAGTGTTAAAATTAGTTTTAGCAGCTGCTATACCACAAACTGTTAAATCCATATTTAATCTACGTCTAATTAAATCATATTTGTTTTGCGCAAAAACACTTGATATAGATTCTTCTTCTGCTATTTCAACACTTTGTTTATAAGATAATTGCATGTGAAGCTCTAGTTCTTCTTTTGTTTCAGGCATTACACCAGTGCTAGGAGTTTGATATAAATCAATACCTAGCGTGTTTTTTAAATTATCTAAATATTCTTTAGATAACATGTCTTCATATATTTTAGAAGCGTAACTAGTTCTTTTCTTTATAGACTCGGGATCTTGAGCATATGCTTTTATATCATAAGTTTTTGATGATATACCATTTACAACTATATCTACAAATTTTGATAAAATTGGTACTGGCTTCCAGTCTAAATTTAAATATGATAAATCACCATTAATAGCTAACTCATCTTTATATTTTTGTATAGACTGCTCACCTCTTGCATAAGATCTTAGCATGTGGAAATTATTCCAGTTAGTTAAGTATCTATTACCACTAGTCCTTCCTCTTTGAAACCACTCTTGCTCTATAGCTTGAGCAACTTGTTTTCCATACTCAATACTAGCTTTTTCTGCGTCACTTACTACTTGACTTGGAAAAGGACTATTAGTGTTAGTGTATATATTCATTTAACTTATAATTTTTGATGTCGATCCTTTATTATTATATTTTTTAATACCTAAATCAACAGACTTTAATTCTCTTTTTGTTACAGGCGTGTATCTATGTTTATTACAAGCCATAAGAGCTAAACCTGAACTAATCGAAGCATCATGAGTTGTTCTATTGTTTATATTAAATTTTGCCCAATCTTCTAATGTTCTTTGAAAATACATATCTCCATATCCTGTTTCTTTTAAACCTACAAAATGCTCTATATATGTTTCAATAGCAGCTGCATGAGCTTGTTTTATATCTTCACTAGAATTAGGTATACCACCTATTTCTCTTTCTGTAACTGATAGTTTATTTCTTGCTTTATCAGGTCTATTCATTGCAAAACCTCTATAACCTCTACGTTTAAAATAATATAAAAGTCTTGGTTTATTATTTTCTACGAGTATTGGCATACCATAAAAAACACACGCCATTAATACATCTTCAAAAAATATTTCAGCTGTTTGAGGTCTAGCTATATATTCTAAGAAAAAATGATTTGGCGGTGCATTTTCCATACTAAACTTAGTAAGTCCATGTAATGAACCGTTAGAACCTCTTTTATCTACTGTACCTGATATATCATATGGGTCACAACCAAAAGCACCCATATGTTCATTACTTGGATAATTTATACCATTTTTAATGTATCTTTTATTTTGAACCATTACATCTGGTATCCAAGTAATATAAAATCTTCCTTGTTTGTTTGGTATAAAAATAACTTTAGTATCTTGCTTTCCGTCTTCCCACTGAAAATTACCTTGTGTTATATTTATACTATTTTTTAAATCTTCATTAAAATCTATTTGCTCATATATTTTAGTTAAATTAAATAAAGATTGTTTTGACTCATCTCTAAAAGCGTGTTTAGTTGTACGAGGAAACTGTCTATAAAATTCATTTAAACCGTCTTGATCACCTTTTAATCCTTCTACTTCGTTGTCCCAATATTCTATTACGCCTTGTTTAATTTTAATACCATGTGGGTCTTCAACTGGTTTTGACGGTGTATTGAATACAGGTAATCCATAAGAATCAATGTATCCTTCGTAATTCCATTCCATAGGTATGAACAAACTATATAATCCTGAACGAGTCTGTCCGTTGCTGTTTCTTTTAGTGACATCTGAGTCATCATATAATTTTTTAAAATTTCTACCACCTTTGTCTAACGCGTTAGATGTTGAACCCATCATGCATTTACCAATAATTCTACTACCTAATCGTAACGTAGTTTTTGTGACCCTCCAGTTGTTGAGGATGTTATTGGGCTTTTCCCATTTACCCGATTCGTCATGGACGAGAAGTTTGAGTTTCTCACCGTCGTAGGAGTTATCACCGGTATTTTTCCAGTCGATGGTGGTATCAAGTCCCTGTAATTCGTCTTGTAAGGTTTCATCGGCAGAGGCGGTGAGTTTACGACGGGTGTACTTGGTTGCGGGAACACGGTAGGCAAGCTCGGTCTTTGGACGGTCCATTCCGTCCTGGGTCGGTTTGAAAAAGAATGGATAATTAACTGATATGGGTACAACCTTATCTGTGAACATCTTCTTGGCATCAGGACCGGACTTGGATAATATACCATACCTACTGTCACTTGATATGGTTGCCAAGTTAACCACCTCTCCTGAGGCCATGAAAGAAAACCCGGAACGCCTGTTCTTAAGGTAACACATCCCAAAGGATCGTGAATCTGCCTTACAAGCTTCCCAGAAAATAAAGAATAATCTATTTGATTCTCTAAAGTTTGGTGCCCCGACGTCAATCTTAGACCACTGCAAGTACATGTAATGAGTACCACTAATGTAAGTAGGAACATCTTTGTTATAAAACCAAAAACCTTCTTCCCTACGAGTGAATTCATTATCGATGTAATCATACCATTTTTCTTTAAAATCTTGTGGATACTGTTTAAAATCGTAAACAGTTTTAATT